AACCTTGCAACCTATGCAAGATCCACCTAGGCAACTGGTCCGTCAGTTGCTGAATCCATCACGAAACGCTCTTTTGCAACATGTTAAGCCTGTTAGCAAGATGACTTTTGATCAGTTTATCGCCCCTTTTGGTGGATCCAAAAAGGCCCGGTATGTTAAAGCTTATGAGTCATTGGAGGTTGACCCCATCTCCAAGCGCGATGCCTATTTGTCCACCTTTGTCAAGGCGGAGAAGCTGGATTTCTCAGAAGACGACGATCCTGATCCCAGGATCATTCAGCCCAGGAGTCCCCGGTACCTGGTAGCGTTGGGAATGTACATTCGTGCCATCGAACCGGTTTTGTTCAAAGCCATCAACAAGTTGTTTGGACGAAAGACCGTGATGAAAGGGTTGAATGCCGATCAGAGGGGCATGGCCTTGAGCGCCGCTTGGAACGAGTTTGAGCGGCCTGTTTCTATGGACTTCGATGCTAAGCGCTGGGACCAGACGATGAGTGTGCCTATCCTTGAGGTAGAGCACAGTACCTATACGTCAATGATCCATGAGCGGGAGCTGTCGGAGTTGCTCGATATGCAATTGCACAACACAGGATTTGTTAGGTGTGCGGACGGAGAGTGCCGGTACTCGGTTCGCGGTCGTCGCTGTTCAGGCGACCCCAACACCGCCTGTGGTAATGTAACCGTGATGTGCTTGTGCATGCATGCTTTCATCAAGATGCTCCCTTGTAAAGTTGCCCTATTGAATGATGGGGACGATTGTGTTCTCATTTGTGAGGAAGAAGACCAGCATTATTTGGATGCTTTGCCTCAGTTCTTCTCTCAGTTGGGGATTACTATGAAGCCCGGAACGGTGTCTAAAGTTCTGGAGCGAGTGGACTTTTGCCAATCAAGACCTGTCCAGGTTAGTCTGGGGAGGTGGCGAATGGTAAGGGATCCGCGTGTCTCTCTGACCAAAGATTCATATTCTGTGAAGCCTATTACTAATGAGATGGAGTGGAACTACCAGAGGTTAGCCATTGCCGAGTGCGGGTTGGCGCTAGCTGGAGATTTACCTGTCTTAGGGCACTACTACTCGATGTTGGGTAGGGGTGTCTATGTAGGTGATGAGCACAGGTATGATAGGTTGAGGGCCAGGTACGACCGGCGGCAGTTAGAAACGGGGTTTGATTTTCTAGCTCGCGGACTGCATTATAAGTTCGCTGAACCGAGTGAGATATCTCGGGAGTCGTTTGCGCTGGCGTTTGACATCTGGCCCGATCTGCAGAGAGCCATGGAAGTGGAGTATCAGCGGTTGACACCAAGTTGGGGATTGAACCCGATAGTAGATGATGTAGTCAATATGTTTGACCTCATTCACCTTGGAAAGTGAATGCTCGTGTGCACCGAGGGGAGGCGTCCCGATACGCATGGGGTTGAGAGACGACGGTGGGCAGGTGGGGCAAGAACGCGGTGACGTCGCGTTGCTAATGATGACGCAGGCTTAGGCTCGC